AGGTGTAGTAGAAGATGCTGAAGGTGTAGTAGAAGATGCTGAAGGTGTAGTAGAAGATGCTGAAGGTGTAGTAGAAGATGCTGAAGGTGTAGTAGAAGAAGCCGAAGGTGTAGTAGAAGATGCTGAAGGTGTAGTAGAAGATGCTGAAGGTGTAGTAGAAGATGCTGAAGGTGTAGTAGATGCCGAAGATGTAGTAGATGCCAAAGGTGTAGTAGATGCCGAAGGTGTTAATACAAATCAAATAATAGAAAGTACTGAAAATATTAATTTAGATGAAAAAATGAATGAATATGATATTTTAAAAAAAGAAGAAATTAATGAAATAAATGAAGAAATGATTTTAGAGAAAAATAAAGAATCAGAAGTTAAAAATAATGATTACTATAATATAAATAATCAAGATAATGAAGTTAAAGAAGGTATAAATGAAGTTAAAGAAATTATATTAGAAGATAAGAAAAAAAATAATAAGAAGAGAAATTCACAAAAAATACAAAAATATTTAGGAGTTAATATGAATCCAAAAGATTTTAAAAAAAATAAGGATAATATAAAAAAAATGTTATTACATAAAAATGTTTTAGAATAAATTCTAAATTTAATTAAATTTAAAATTGTTTTAAATCTGTTAATTTTTTTTCTAATTTAATAATTTTTCTTCTAATATTTTTATTTTGTTTTTTTTTATTTTCTATACTTTTATCTAATTCTTTTCTATTTTTTTTTAAAATATTTACCTTTTTTTCAAATTTATTAAATTTAATATAAGAATTATTTAAAACACCATCTTGTGCATAATTATTAATTTTAATTTTTTCTTGTAAAGTGACATCAAAATCAGAATATAATTCTTTTAGATATCTAATTTTATTTTGAAGAAATATAGAATTCATTATAATAACAATTATTAGAATTAAATAAAAATCCATTTTATTTAATAATATATTATTAATTAATTTTGTCGAATTAATTTCGTCTAATTAGTTTCATTCTTTCCCAAGAACCTTTATTTCTATTAGTAAACATAGCATTTCTATTATTTCTCCAGTTGATTTGCAAATTATTTAATTTTTTATTATGACTTTGTAAATAAAAGTAATTCCCAGGAAATATAGAATTATTAAGAGCTATATTATTATGAGGTAATATTCTTAATTTATCAGAGAATCCTGGAATACTAATATAATCTCCATATTTAATATTTTCTTCTGTTTTTTTACCTTCTAAACTTTTAATTTTAATTTTTTTATTAATACTTTTTACTCTATTATTAAATTTATTATTATTATATACATACCCACCCCAATGATATGTTGTTAGAAATAAATCTTCACCGTATTTAAAAGAAGCAATATTATTAAATATTCTTTCGTTATTATTAATACTATTTTCTCTTGATAAAGAATTTTTAATTCTTTTTGTACTATATGGAACAAAATTTTTTATTCCATCTATTTCTTTCTCTGCTTTATTAATTCTAACAGTATTATTATTAATAACACCAGTTTGTATTCTATCTGTTTTAATCTTTTCTTCTCCTTTATCTAAATCGAATTCTTGAAAATATTCTTTTATTTTATTTTGTAATAATATTGATGATATTATTATTACAAATATAAATGTAGTAGATAATAAAGTTTTATTCATTATTTAATATAATAAATTATAAAAATTTAATATTAAAAATAATTTATAAAATATTAAATTTAATTAAATTTACTAATTTATACTAGTGTAATTATCATTCTTTCTCCTGATTTACGATTATAATTTTGAAATCTTGCATTACCTCCTCTGTTTTGTAATCTAAAAGGATTTCCATCTTTATGAGATTTAATATAAACAACCTCCCCAGAATAAATAGGACCCCCTCCTACGTTACTTCCAGGTCCTGATTCAATTATAAATTTTTCCCAAGGTCCGAAATTTCTATTTCTAAATCTAGCATTTCTACCTTTTCTTTGTAATTTTCTTTGAGTATCTTGAGCTTCAATAAATATAGTATCGCCATAATTAATTGTACCTCTTCCTGCAATACCCCATCTACCTCTGTTATTATGTGCTTTATAAATTTTCATTATGTTTCTATTACCATGTCTATTTCTAGTAAATAATGCATCGCTATTTGAGGGTTCATGTAGATATGATTTATTCCCATGATATATATAAACTCTTTCTCCATATTGAAGAGGAATATGTTGATTCCTCGGCATTCTTTCAATTCCTAATAATTTAGTTCCTTTTTTTGTACCAACTTCATAATTATTAATATTGTTTATATTAACTAATAATCCTACTCTAAATGATGGATGATTTTTCCATTCAAGAGGAATAAATTTAATTTTAGTTAAAATTACTGGTTCATTAAATATAACATACTCATATTCATCTCTATCTGCTCTTGTTTGTCTTGGAACAGTTAATTTAAATGTACCAATATGTCTTTCATTTTTGTCGTTATTAAAAAATGAAACTTTTAATTTTGTAATACTTTGTTGACTATCTTTTCTACCTTGTGTAATAAATCCTACAATAGGAGTAGGCGTAGATAATATAATTTCATATGAATGATTTATTGAAGGAGTTTTTGCACTCCATGCTTGTGGTGAATTAAGTTGCCCCCTATTATGTGCTTTCCTTTGATTATTATTTCTTCCATAAGCATTATTATCAGGACTTCTAGAATTATTTGAAGGATTGTATATTCTAAAATTATTTTTAGTTACCATTTCTTTATGACATTTTGAATATAAATTGCAAGTTTTATTTTTTTTATGAAGTTCCCATGATATACAACCAGCAGTTTCATCACATTTTTTAGATGCTAATTCTCTACTACAATTTCTAATGGTTTCTCCAATTTTATTATTACTACATGGTAAATTCAAATCATCATTAAATCTTTTATAATTTGATAATTTATGATTAAGATGAATATCATAATTTAGTTCAGGTGGTTGTTTTCCACCTATTTTAGTATATATCATATTATGTCTTGGTTTACCTCCTATAAAATTAGTATCTTTATGACAAGATTTAGAGAATCTACAACTTTTATTTTTATCATCATACTCAAATGATAAACAAGCACTATTATCTTTACAAATACTGGCACAAGTCATAATTAAATCTTTCTGCGTAGAATCTGTTAATTTTACATTATCATTAATATTAATATCAACTTCTTTACATACTTTATTATATGATGGTTTATTAAAAGAATTTAAAGGATTTGTTTCTTGAATTTTTTTTAATAGTTCTTTTAGTTCATTTGATAAATTATTTTGTTCTTTTTCTAATCTTTTCAATATTTTATTATAAATAATTCTCTGTTCACTATTTAACATATAAAAATTTTTTTGCATACTACTTAAATGTTTCAATAGACTATCTAAATCTGCACTTAATATATCATCATCTGTGCTAAACTCATTAAAAGATTCTATGGTTTCATTTAAATGTTTAGATTTATTAATTTTATTTATAATATTATATGTAACTAATAATATTAATATTAGTATTAAAATATATATTAGTTTGTTCATACTTATTAATTATAATTAAGAAAAATAACTACTTGATATTTTAATTTGGTCTACTTCTTTTAATAGTATTCTTTCTATTATTAAAACTATATGTAGAAGAATTAGCAAGAACTCCACTAAATGAATCCTTATTATTTGTCATATGCATATTATGACATTTTTTATAAATTTTACATATATCTTTATTTCTACCAGTTAAATCAAATGATAAACAATCATTTGTTTTACTACATTTTTTAGCACATTTAAGTAAAGATGATTTTGATTCATATCCTCCGATTCTTGAATTAGTGCAACTACCAAACATTTTCTTGTTAGGATGTATATTAAATTTTGATATATCTGGTGTAGGTTTTGTTTTATCACGATATAAAATAGATTTTTCTTGATTTTCAGCAGTTCCTTTGCTACACCATGTAGATAATCTACATTTCTTATCTTTATAATCAAATGATAGACAGTTCTTATTATTATGACATGCCTTAGCACAACTTTTTAATATTAAACTTTCTTTTCCATTATTTGATGAAATACTATCAGGTATATCAATCTGTATATCCTGACATTTTAAATTATTATTTTTAACAAATTTATTTAATGGATTATTTTTTTTCATATTTTTTATAATTGATTTACGATTTTTTTCTCTTCTTTCATTTTCACCAGTAATATATTCTAATAATGATGTAAACCCTATTTTTTGTGCTATTTCTTCATCATATATGTTCTTTTTTAAACCTTTATTTTTATTTTTTAAACTGTCTAATTCATTTTTTTGTCTTTTATCATCAGATAATATTGGATTAAATTTTTCAGCATTTTTCCATTTATATATTTTATTATTTAATAAAACTGAACTAATAAGTATAACTAATATTAAAATAACTATATACTTAATACTTCTCATTTTATTAATTATAATAAATTATAATTAGTTTAAAAATAAATTTAAAATTTTAAAGTTTTAAAGTTTAATTAACTTGGTGTTCGACAAGTTGTATTATCTAACCTAATATCAACTTTACCCTTTCTGTAATCATTATTTATTATACGTTCTAATCTTACACTTCTGGTTATTTCATTCCATTTTACATTTTTTCTTCTTGTTCTTCTTTCGTTTACCCACCTTTTTCTCCATCTCCACCTCCATCTCCTTCTCCATCCTACTCGCACCCGAACCCTCTTATTCTTAAATACACGTTCATTATATGTTTGATTGTAACTATATGCAATATATTTATTTAAGTCTACTTTATTAATACCACTTCGACCTCCACTTATTACAATATATCTTCGACCAGATCTGCAACTCCAATCAGAATTATCAAATAATATTACTCTATGACCAGGAGATATAGAACAATAACGAACATCTCTTAATACATTAGGATTTCCATTAGCTTCTCTTGAATTATTATTAGTTTTTAATTGATATAGTGGTCTATTTCTATAATTATAAAATACAACATGTCCAGGATATTTTAACCCTCTATATTGTGCTTGAAGTGCTTTTGTTTGATAAGATAAACTTTTATTATATGCTCTTCTTCTACGAATTCTATAATATAAAATCCTATTAATTCTAATTAAACGATTTCTGGTTCTTATTAAATTATTTCTTTGTGTAATTAAATTTCTTCTTCTTTTATTTAATTTTTCATTTTCTATTCTAACTCTATTACTATTTCTTTCAGTTAGTTCTAATGATAAATTCGCTTTAATTTTATCATCAATTTTTGTAATTGTACTATCAAGGTCTGTAATTTGTGTTCTAATTGGTTCTAATTTATCATTAGTTTCATTATATTCTTTTTCTAATTGATTTAATCTTGGTATTGTAGATTTTATTGCTTTATCTTGTCGTTCATCAACTGTTCCATCAATAAATTTTTCTATTTTCTTACAAGATAATAAAGTATTAACAAATAAAACTAATACTAAAATTATTATAATAAACAATTTTAAATTCATATTAATTTATTTATATTGATATAAAAATTAGTTTAAAAAATAAATATAATTCTCTTTATTATTATAATAAATGGAAGTATTATATCAGAATAAGTTTTTAGTATCAATCATTATTAGTTTTTTAATTTCAATAGTATTTTATAATTATAATAAAATTAATAATCAAGCATTAGAATATAATGAAGATGAGAATGTGAATGATAATAAAAATAAAGATAATAGTTTATATATGTTCTTAATTGTAGCAGTATTTATATTTATTATATTATATTTTACAGAAGATAAAGTTGATGAAGTATATAATGAGATTGATACAGGTGAACCACCATTTTAATTAAATCTAAAAGAATTCTAAGAAATATTATTTTTAAATATTAAATACTAATGAAAGAAATTAAATCGATTAATAATAGTGTAAAATTATCTATTGTAATTTTATTAATATTTCTAATAATTTTTTATAATGATTTAACTCCAAAAAATAAAACATATAAAAACTTAATATATTGCTTTTTATTTACTTTATTTATAATAAGTCTTGTAGTATTAAAAAAATTTCCAGAGATTTTAATATTATATTCGACATTTTTTATATTTATGTGGTATGAATATAATTTAAATAAAAATAATTAATTATTAGATTGTGATATTTCGTTTTTTAAATTTAAATAAAATATAATTTTATTTTAATTATGAAATTAGAATTAAAAAAATTTGATATTACTAAAATTAGAAATGATAATGTTGTTGTATTAATTGGAAAAAGAGGAACAGGTAAATCATTTTTAGTAAAAGACTTACTATATTATCATACAGATATTCCAGTAGGAACAATTATATCAGGTACTGAATCTGCTAATAGATTTTATGGAAACTTTGTTCCAAATGTTTTTATTCATGAAGAAGTTTCACCAGAATTAATAGAAAATGTAGTAACTAGACAAAAATTAATTATGAAAAAGAAAAATAAAGAAGAAAGTAGTTATGGAACTTCCAGAATTGACCCAAGAGCATTTATTATATTAGATGATTGCTTATATGATAGTAGTTGGGCAAAAGATAAAAATATAAGAAATATTTTTATGAATGGAAGACACATTAAATTATTTTTTATTATTACAATGCAATATCCCTTAGGAATCCCTCCAAATCTAAGAACAAATATAGATTATGTTTTTATACTTAGAGAAAATATTGTAGGTAATAGAAAGAGAATTTATGAAAATTATGCTGGCATGTTTCCAACATTTGAGGTATTTCAACAAGTTATGGATCAATGTACAGAAAATTATGAATGTCTTGTAATTGATAATACATCTAATAGTAATAAATTAGAAGACACTGTATATTGGTATAAAGGAAGTGAACATGAAGATTATCGTCTAGGAAGTAGTCAATTCTGGGTAAATAATTCTTTTGAGGAAGATGATGAAAGTGATGAAGAATTCAGTATAGACCAATTTAAAAGTAAAAAGAATTCTACTAAGATTAATGTAAGAAAATATGATTAATATCTAAATATCAAATTTTTTATCTTTCATATATTTTTTTGTATTAATATCATTTGCATTATTAATAAAAGAATTATCAGTTCTAACAACTATTAAAATTATTAGAGTAAACCAAATATAGATTAAAATATTTAATAAGAAATTTTCATTATATTCATACGCCCAATCAAATCTTAGATGATTTAAATATAATTGATATGTAAATGATACAACAAATGCAGCAACTAATACATCTCTATATTTAAATTCTGTTAGTATTTCATATTTATTAAGTGTATTAATAATAAATTTTAATAATATCAAACCTATAATAGAATCAATTATACCTAAAATCATATATCTAGCAAAATATTTATTAAAAAAAGAGCTGAATAAGAACTTAGTTCTGGTGCTATAATCATTTAATGGAACCTTGCCATATTTTCCATTAACAAATAATTTTTCTTTAGCAAATAATATGTCTAAACTATAAGCAATAATATTACCAAATAAATATAGAGATAAAAATGTGCTTTTTTCAATATTCATCTGAAGATTTGTATTTAGAAAAATATTGAGTAAATTTGCCATAGAAAATGAAAATAATGATGTTAAAATACCCTTGTTTTTTTCTTGTTTAAAATAATTATTTATTAAATTTAATAAGTTCATTATTAAATTATTAAAACAAAAATTATTAAGTAAATAGTTTAAAATTATAGTTTTTGTTCTTCATCAAATAAATTACTAAATTTACTACTGAACTGATTAGAGAATAATTGTTCATCATAGTAACTTCTTGGTATGAACCGATATTCTACTTTGACATCTTTTTTTAATTTACTTATTTTTTCTTCATAAATACCATTCATAATTAGTATTATTCCTACAAATAATGTTAATAATATTAGTAGTTTCATTATTATTAATTAATATTAATATTAATTAATATTTTATATTATATTAATTTTTACTTTTTATATTAATTTCATTGATTTTTCCTAGAAAGCCATGGATCTTCACCATCAAGCATTTTTGTAACATCTGCACTTTTTGTATCATAATTCTCAGTAACAGTATTATCTTCTCCTACACCTGAACTGGTTATTACTTTTTTAACTCCATCTTCTAAATCAGACTCAAGTTTCTTAACATCATTAACAACTTCTTTAACATCCTTTACATCATTTACAACATCTTTTGCACCTGCTACAATATTACCATCTTTAATATCAGTAACAGTATTCTCAACATCTTTTACAGTATTTGCTGCATCCTCAACAGTTTTTTCAACATCGCTAATAGTAGAATTTAATACAACATTTTCAGATTCATTAATATTATCAGTATTATCTACATTTTCTTTACCAGCTAGTTCCTTAGATTTAGCAACTTTCACTTTTTGTGCTTCTAACATTTCATTCTTTCTATTTTGGAATACTTCATCTTTTTGTTGTTGATTCTCACGATATTTCTTCATTAGTGTATTGAGTTGATCTTCGGCATAATGCTGGTCTTGAATATCATTAGGATTAGGATCCCAAGGACACCAACAACCAACTTGTGTAATATAGATGTTATGTTGTTTGTCTTTTCTTTTAAGAATTTCACTTCTGACTTGTGCTTCTCTTAAAGTATCATAACATCCTCTTAGTTTAAACCCTCTAACATTTGTTTGGAAATTTACTTTTTCTCCAAATTCTCTGTTAATTTCATCTTCTTTTTCATCCTCAAAATATTTAAATTCTTCTTGCATATGCTTTTCATTAAATAAAAATCTGTATCTATCAGCAATTGCTTTAAAAGCATCATCATCATCTGGATATTTAATTTTCATATTTTGAAATAATTCATTTACTTCCTTACAAAAATTTTGAATAAACTTAGTAAATGCGAATACTTTCTTATCATCTAATACTTTTTCTGGAGAAATAAAAGATACACATGCAAAATTTTGTCCTCTAATTGGAGAATCTTCCTCAAGATAGTCCATTTCACTTACTGGAACTACATTATTTTCACTCATAATATAATAGTTTATAATTTAAATAATTTTAAATATTTTTAAGTAATTTTATTTTCTATTTATAAATAATTAAAATTTAATTAAATTTATTTTCTTAAAATTTTTTTATCTTTATATAGTATAAAAAAAAGAATGCAAGGATTAGATGTAAGAGAAGTCGTCACCCGTATGCTTAAATATTTCGTAGAAGGTCTTGTTGTTGCCGTAGCTGCCTATGTCATGCCCGGCAAAGTAATGAAGGTTGTTGATGTTGTATGCATTGGTCTTGTTGCCGCTGCTACATTCTCGCTACTTGACCTATTTGCCCCATCGATTGCTGCCAATGCCCGCATGGGTTCTGGTTTCGGTGTTGGTGCTGGTCTTGTTGGTTTCCCATCGGGAGGTCTTGCCTAAGTTAATTAATAATACATATTATACACATAATTAATAAAAATAATAAAAATAATTTAATTATTTTTTAAGATTATAAAAATTTATAGATTTTTATAATTTATATACTTCTTATAAATTGCCATCCTAATTCTTCACATATTTTTTTCCATACTTGTTCTTGTTGATGCAATTTTTCCCTAGATTTTAATAATGGAAAATATTGTAGAAATTCATCTTCTCCTAATAATTCTAGAAATTTATGTAAAACATAAGAATAACTTAAAAAATTCTTACGATTATTAGGACTATGTTTTAGAAATGGTACTTGTATCTCTTTAAACATATTTCTTAATTTCTCTTCTAAATCAGGAGTTAATTGAGGATTTGTCTTTCCTGTTATTCTATTTAATATATATGGAATATGTTCATAATATTTATTAACTTTTATTTTTTTTAGAATTGTCTTTATTTTGTCATAGTTTAAAGTTGCCATATTTTCTATTTTTTCTTTTTTGAGTTCTAAATAAATTTTATCATAGACCTCTTCTGGTATTTCAGTACATTCTCTACCTTGTACTTGGTTTATCCACTCATTAAAATGATTTATTCTATTATAACTGAAATAACTAATTTCCTTAGGAGGGTCTTTATAACTAGGTCTTTCATTATCAGTTTGTATAAACTCAATAGTATTACATTCTGTACAATATAAAATTCCATCATTTAATAATTCATTAATATTAGTAGAATTACAAAAATTACATTTATCTTCTAATTTTTCCAGATGATTATTTATATAGTTCTTATCAGTTGTAGATAAATAACTTTCTAATAATTCTGATCTATCTTGATTATCATCACTTGGACATTTTTTAGGAGTTTCTTCATCTATTTTATTAGGATTAAAGAAATCTATAATTTTTTTAACATTAGGATTATTATTAGGTTCATTATTATTTTCTATAGAATCATAATAATTAAATAAAATATCGGATGTTTGTGTTAGATAATCTATTTCTTCTTTTTTATTAGTAAGTTCAATAATTTTTTGTATAATACTTTTCTCTTTCATTTTATATTCATGTAGTTTATTACGTATTTCTGATGTATCAATATTATCATCACTACTACTATCACTATAATTATCAGTATTGTGTAATTGTAATTTTTTTATATTCTTACGAATAGTTTTTAATTCTTTCTGTAATTTATTTAAACCATTATAATTTTTATTAAAATCTTCTAATTTCTTCTCATGACATACATCTAATGTATGCATAGTTTTTTCGTAATTACATCTTCTTTTATTTTTTTTAGTTTTGTTCATTACATTTTATACAATTTAATTACTTTAATCTCTTTAAATTATTTTATGTTTAATTTTAGAAAAATTATTTTCTTTCTATATATTATAAAAAAATATGGGAGGAGGATTAATGCAACTCGTTGCCTATGGCGCTCAAGATATCTACCTTACAGGTAATCCCCAAATTACCTTTTTCAAAGTTGTCTACCGCAGACACACCAACTTCGCGATGGAATCTGTCGCGCAAACTTTCAGTGGCTCTGCTGATGTTGGTGGCAGAGCTGTTGCCACCGTCGCGAGAAACGGTGATCTTGTAGGAAGAATGTACTTAGAAGCTGCTGGTTTAGATCATCACACCGCCGCCGCCGCCGCCAGTGATGAAAATGTTGGTGCTTTATTAATAGATAATGTTAAAGTTGAAATTGGAGGTCAAGAAATTGATAAGCAAACTGGTGCTTGGATGAATACTTGGGCTGAACTTACTGAACCTAACCCTACTGGCGCTCACGGCACTCTTTTCCATGATATGG